ATGAAGACGATCTCCAGCCAACACTATATCGACGAAGAAATCGTTGCCGCCAAGCTGGCCGCGCAAGATTTCGAAGTGCTGGTCTCCCCCGAATTTGAGTACGAAGGCGTGACCGTCCGCGTTGTGCTGGACGGCCATCACAGCCTTGCCGCCGCCAAGCTCGCCGGCGTAGAGCCGGAGTACACGACCGCCACGGCGACCGAATGCGATCAAATCGGCTGGCTGGATCGTGGCGACGCGGAGACCTTTCTCGAAGTGTCCTGGATGGGTGGCGATTACTACGATGTCAACAGCCAGGAGAGTGTCTGGTGAGCAACCGAGCAAGACTCACGATCACGCCAGGCGGCCCCTGGCGTCTCTATCAGCACGCAGAGCTGCCAGGCTGGGACATGCTTGGGACGGTGCAGCGAGGGGACGAAATAGGCGCTTTGGCGCGCAACAAGCAGACGGGCGTACTCGTTATGATGCGTGCCGGCGCGGCGTCCGTACTTGATCAGCGCAAGGCCCAGGCGGCGCTTGAGGCTGCCCAGCATGCAAGCGCCTGAACTGATCGGCGGCCCCTACGAGCCGCCCAGGTGCCGCCCTGGCGACTGGCTCGACGACGAGATCGACGGCCGAATTGAGGTCGGCGGCTGGACCGACGCGCCGATCCCCTGGCCACGGCGCAAGAAGACCGGCCGCGCAGCCCTGATCTTGACTGATGAGCTGGCGCGTGCGGTGCGGACAGAGAGTGTCGCGGCCGTCCGACACCACTGGGGCGTCGGGGCGACAAAAGTCTGGATGTGGCGGCAAGCTCTTGGCGTCGGCCAAACAACGCCAGGGACGCGCAAGCTTAAGCAAGAGCGCACCGGCGTCCCGCCCGAAGCCGCAGCGCGTGGCCGGGAACGCGCGGCATCTGTGGAAAGCCGCGCAAAGATGGCTGAGACAAAGCGCGGCAAGCCCATGCACCCCACAACTGCGGCCGCACTGCGCGCCGCTGCTAAAGCACCCAAGCCGGTAGGCTGGGGAAAACGGGCGAACGAATGGATGCAACGAGCAAAATGCAATGACAGCAAATGATCTCCGCGAGTGGCAAGCGCGCCACGGCTACACATACGACACCGCTGCCGTGGCCCTGGGCGTCAGTCGGCGAACATACGCGGGATATCTTGCGAGAGCTGACGATCTGCCGCGCATGCTTGAGCTTGCATGCAAGGCGCTTGATCTCATGTCGATCTGCAACGACCTCGACAAGCAGTCGGCTGTTGCAAAAAAGAGAGTTGCACCTTCTTCCGATTGACTATATAATTTAGTCATTGAATCGGAGAACGACATGGAACTGTTCCACACCAGCCCCACCGAAATCAGCAGCATCGGCACCGCCGGCCGGTTTGGTTCGTTCCTGTTTTTCTCGTCCCGCGTGTACACCATGGCGTCCGGCGAAGCGGTGGTGTACCGCCTGGAAATCGACGAAAACGACGTTATCGATGCTGGCCAGCTTTTTTATCATGCTGACGCTGAAAAGCTGGCCCCCCTTGTCGTTGAGCTGGCCCGCCGCCTGGCTGTGGACGAAGATGACGCGGAAGCGCTGATCGAAGAGTCGAAGAACGTGTACGACGTGGACGGCATAGATGCCGAAGACGCCGCCGACGCGTCGTGGGACGTGCAGCACTTCACCGCCCGCGCCGCCGCCCTGCTGGGCTTCCGTGGCGTCGCTGTGCGAGATGAGCAAGGCACCGCATACATGATCGACATGCAGGACCGAGAAGGCGATCTGGAGCGCGCATGAGCCCCGAAGACATGCAGGCTTGGCGCCAGCACATGGGCTACTCTCAACGCGCCGCAGCTGATGCCCTGGGCGTCAGTCTGCCAACGCTGCAAGCGATGGAGCGCGGATCTGCGTTTGCAACCGGGAAGCCGGTGATGATTGATCGAAGAACGGCCCTTGCATGCGCCGCAATCGCGGCTGGTATCTCGGAATACAGACCAGAGGACTATAAAAAATGATCGGTACGCACGCGCCCAAGATGTTCAATCCGCGCTTGAAGCAGTCGCCCCTGCGCGCTCGCGTCATAAGCGCCAGCAACTCGGCCATCACATCCGCTACGACGAATTTGCGCCGCGAACTGTGGGCCTTGCCCCTGAACGCGGCCGACATGGCCGCAGAGCGGCAACAGCGCGATCAGGCAGGAGCCACAGCATTTGAGCCGTCAATTCCGAACATCGCTGATCCGCGACTCAAACAAGTTCTCATCCCGGTCGGCGATTGGCGAAAGGATGAGTATGTGGCCACCAGCCCGATTGCAAGTGTCGGTCTGCTGCATGAGATGTACCAACGCCTGAAGGAGCGGAACTTGCCGCACTACTTGCACACCGTCCAGCCCACGGCCGCAGCAATCTCAAACCACGGCGAAGGGCTGCTCATGCAGGGCGGAAAGGTCATGCTCATGCGCCGGGGGATTGTCGAAACCGCAGGGAAAAGTGAGCTACGCGGAGCGGCCCCAGTTGTTGAGCTGCGCGCCCGCGTCGAACGCATGAACATTTCCGCCGGCATGATGAGCGTTGGCTGGCCAGCCATGACCGCGATTGGTGGACTGATCCATGCATTGGAGCGCGAACTCGATGATGATTTGCAATTTGCATTTGCAATGCATCATTGCCAATGGGTTAATGGCCCGCTGCACACCATCCCGCGTGGGGGCACCCCCAACGCCCCTCTTGCGCTGGAGGGGCGCGTGCGTGCTGGGCAGGTTTATGGCGTGGTGACGCCAACGCCTGGATATGCCCGCGACGAGATCAGCGCGAACGCGCTCATCTCGCTCTTTGTTCGGGGGGTAAACCCGCAACGGCTAGCCCCTGCTTTGCGGCAAATCACTCGCTTGGCGGGTGGCAGCGTCTTTGACCCTACAACGACCATCCATCATCCGGGCGATGAGATCGAAGGCATGTCCTTCCTGCTGGACGCCTCTGCCGAAATCGAACGTCGCCCCAGCGGCGCTGATGCTCTAGATGCCGCTCTGGACGCCTACGGGCGGGATGGATCCTGGACAAAGCGCGATGGTTGGTATCAATCTAAGAACGGGTACACACTGAACGCAACGGGATATGCTTGGCTAGAAACTCCCCAGGTGCGCGCCAATGCGCGTTCCCACAAACACGCGTGGTCGGAATCTGTTTTTTCTCTTGTGACCCAGGGATCACTCACGGACGACGCGTGGTGGCACCGGACCGTTACGCCAAACGGCGTGCGGTGGTGCTCAGCAACGGCCAAATGAGCGCCCCCCCCCAGCTCGACAACCTGTTAGACTTTCGCCACTGCCGAACAGGCAGTTTAGTAAATACAGGTTAGAACCGTTCGCTGCCGCATAGGCAGCTCAGAAAAGTCACCGTAGGCGCTTGGCGGCTCTTCTTCTCTGTCGAACAGGCAGTCAAAGCCCCACTCCGGTGGGGCTTTGTTTTTGCCTAAGCGCAATTAAACGGGGCCAAATTGCGCTAGGACCTGTCTGAAATATACTGTCTATTCATACAGTATATTTGCCATGCCTTTCCGCCCCCCACTTACCGCCGACCAGCTGCGCGAGATCCGCGAACGCCAGCCATGGAACCCTGACATCCTGGCATTGCTCTGGGAGATCAAGCGCATGCGGTCGATGCTGCTGCGGCTCGATCAAGTCTCCTGCGACCTACGCCGGCCCACGGGTCTCATGGGCGACATCTACGACGAGCTGATGCAGCAGATCGCGGCCGAGCCCTGTGTCCTGGAGCGGAAAGAGTGGACCAGCGAGATGCTGGAGGCGCCGTACAAACTCAGGAAGGGAATGGGGCCGAGGTAGACCGGCGGTTACTTACGGATAACTTTTTGTATATAGTGTCCCCACCCATGGAGGATACACAATGACCGGAGAAGCTGCCCCTTCCGCTGCGGAGGAACAAGATCGCGAGAACCAAGAGGAAGGGCCTCAAGGACAAGGCCTTCCCCATCTACACATCGCCGGTCCGGAGGACTCCGCGCCCCCGCAGCCGCAGCCGCAGCCGGCCCGCGATGTAATCGTGTATTCAGGCCAAATCAATCGTGCGGGCTATGACCAAATCTGCCTCCAACTGGAAGAGCAAAAGCAAAAATCTAGTCATGCACTGTTTGTCCTGACCACACCAGGTGGCGATCCGCACGCGGGATTCCGAATTGCGCGTGCGCTCCAGCACGAATTCCAGGACTTCCATGTACTGGTCCCCTGGGTATGCAAGAGCGCGGGAACTCTCATCTGCATTGGCGCCACACAGCTTTATCTCTGCGATCAGAGCGAGCTGGGTCCATTGGATGTTCAGATCAAAAAATCCGATGAACTCGTAGGTCGTAATTCAGGTCTCGATATATTGCAGGCGGTCAATTACCTACAAAATCAAGCGATGAATGCGTTCCGAACGTATGTTGACCAACTGACCTACGAAGGCTTGTCAACCAAGGCCGCTTCCGACATGGCATCGAAGCTGACAACCGGATTGTTCTCGCCGATTTTCGGTCAAATTGATCCGATGCGCTTAGCTGAGATGCAACGGGCCACTGATATAGCTTATGCCTATGGGCAACGGCTGAACGAAAAAAGTTTGAATCTAAGGGCCGGCGGCCTGGAGAAGCTTGTAGCCAACTACCCATCACACGGGTTCGTAATTGACCGAAAAGAGGCACGAACCATCTTCACCAAGGTGGAAAAGCCAACAGGCATGCTTCTACAATTGGCTCAGGCGTTGTATGCTGCTGGTCGAGCCCAGATCAACGCCGAAACGCCCCAGATCTTCTATATCCCGTCGACACAAGGTGATGGAAATGCGAACATACCAAACGCCAACTGAGGTACGTGACGCTCTCCAACGCGCTGCCGAGAAATCGGCTGAAACTTCGGCGCGCCTCTTCGAGGCTACACGCTCCAACCATCGCAACCTGACCCCGCAGGTCAGTACGCCAGCGGCCACACCAGTCACGCCGATCACGACGGCGGTATTTGCTAGGCTTCTCGCTATTGCCTCCTAGCACCAAGGGCCGCCAGATGCGGCCCTTTCACTTTGGCCACGCTTCGACGGTGGCGCGGTGCCGCTCCGCGCACTGCCCATACTGCACTGCCAGGGCGATATAGCTGCGCGCGAAGTCGTCCCAACTATCGCTGGTCACCTCGGGCACCGGCGGGCATGGCTGGGCCAGGTTGGCCGGCAGAATTGGCCAGGCGGCCGGCTTCGTTGATGTGCTGCAGCCGGCCAGCGTCAATACGGCAACCAGCAGGCAAAGGGCTCTGGACTTCGACACGGGTGTACCTCTCGATGATCTTGGGCTGGCTGTCGCGCAGCGTGGCGGCGCTGGCTTCGAAGGTGGTGGCGATGCCGGCTAGGCGGCCGGTCTGGGTCTTGAACTCGTTCAGTTCGGCCAGGGCGTGATCGGCGTTCGCCTTGGCCATGCCATCGTCGTAGCGGCTGGCGCCATACAGCACGACACCAGCGCCCAGCACGAGCACCAGCGCGGCGCCGCCGATCCAAGGCAGCGCCAGGCGCAGTAGCGGGTTCACCGCTGCACCTCGGCCACGGCCTGCCGGTACAGCTCCGGCCAGGTTTGGTGGTGCGGCTTTCCCGGCCGCCAGACCCGCAGATAGCACGCGAGGGCTGCATCCGCATCGCCCAGGGCCGGCAGTGCCTTCGGATCGGTCCACAGCAGCAGTCGCGCCAGGCCGGCGGCCAGCACGTCGTCATGCTCGATCGCGTCCCAGATTGCAGTGTCGTCCGCCGGCACGCCGCGCGCTCGGTACAACTGCGCGGCCAGGGCGCGCGTCGCAACATGCTCACGCACGCCGTGGACCATGCCGCCGCCCCTCTCCGCTTGCCAAAAGCTCTTGGCGGGACCGAGCGGCCGCGGCGGATTGCCCACCAGCTGCCGGCGGTGTTCAAAGCGAGATTCCTGCAGACCGATCGCCAGCAGCATGCTGCGCGCAGCCGGCGTGTCCATGGCGGCCGGCAGCAGGGCCAGCGCGGGATCGATGGCGGTCTCGATGATTTGCGACAAGGTCATTGCTTGGTCTCCCTGATATGTTTGATCGTCACCGCAGCGACATAAAACGCCGCAGCGACTGCGAGCGCAGCATCGCCGGCACTGGCCCAGCCTGCGGCCACGATGCGACACGCCGCGCCCGTGGCAGTCAGGCACACAGCCGACAGCCCGATACGCTCCAGCGCGCTGTCCTCGATCGATTTCGAGAAAACGGCCAATGCAGCGCCGCCGGCGACGATGAGCCAGCTCACGAACGCGAGGACGGCCCACAACGTGATGTAGATGGTGCTTTCCATGTCACCCCCCCCTGTTGCCTCGAACACGGTCGAGCAGCGCTTGCCACAGCGCACCAATGGGCGCCTCCTGCACGGCTTGCCATAGCCGCGACATGATGGCCATGCCGAGGAAGCCACAGAGAAAGCCCGACAGCCCCTCGGGAATCCCGAGAAAGCCTGCGAGCCATGGCGAGCCGTAGTACGCGAGCACCGCGCCGGTCGCCGCCATGCTGATCTTCGCGGTGCGCGATCCCTGCAGAAACCGCATGGAGACCATGGCGCCGACGACTCCGGCCAGCTTCGCCGCCAGGGCGTCGAATTCTTGAATGTTCAATCGTTTCCCCTAGACGAAAAAAAGCCCGCTCAAGGCGGGCGCTATAGTTGCATCGTCAACGAGCTATACGGGCTGCACGTCCGTAAGCCACGCCGGCAACGGCCCCCATCCTGGATAGCTGACATCCTTGTCACCGGCCCTCTCGACAACACCGAGGACATACGGCGCTTTCGTCGTCCGGACCCACAACGGCGTGGCGCGGTGGTCCTCTACCGTCTGCCATGCGTCGCCTACGCGACGTGCGATGCGCCCGGCCGGGGCTGACGGCGGCGCATCGGTGAAAGCCCCGTAGGGCACGTTGTAGACGCCCTCGTCGAGTTCGAACTCGTGCGCGACAGTCTCATACAGATACAGGCCGTCCCGGTCAGTCTGATAAACGGTGATGTGCTTGTGCATATGTGCCCCTTAGATATGGATGCGCGGATGAAAAGCGACGTTGATGCCGCGCGTCTCGCTCGACACCCGCGCTGTACGTGCTGTGTCGAGCTGGACTTGGGAAAACGCCTGTGCGTTGGTCTGGCTTCCGGCAAACTGCGAAGCAGTGCCCGGAAGCGCTGCAAACACACCGTTGATGCCGATCTCCTGAGGTGCGCCCAGCACGCCCTGCAGCCGCTGGCCAGCGTCCATCTGCTTCGTGCCCAGCACGCGCGCGCCGCCGTCTGCGTTCGTGCCACTGAATCGCATGTGCATGTCGCGGAGATCCGGCACGCGAAACTGCGTGCTATTGGCGTCGACGAAGTAGTACGCGCCGACGTTTGCCGTCCACGTTGCTTGCGTTACAACGAGGCCGGCTTCGCGTGCATACCCCCAGAGCGCGGGGTACGCGGCTTTCGTCAACAGCCCGCCTGTCGCGTCAACCTCATTGATCAGCGGCGCAGGCGTGTGCCCGATGAGCGGGCGGCCGCACAGTGGCGAGCGGTATCCGGTGTAGTACGCCGTCGAAGTCCAAAGCCACATCTCTCCGGCTTCCGCGATCATGATGGGGCCCATATTCGTAGTCGGCACAGCGACGATGGAGATCATCATCGGATACGACCCGAGGATCCGCGACACAAACTCCGTCGTGGCAAGCTTTTGAGAATTGTCTCCCGTCCCTGGCGTCGGGGCGGTGGGAGCGCCAGTGAAGTTGGGCGAATTTAGCTTGGCAAAGAGCTTTTCCAGTGCCTTGAACAACTGCCCATTATCATTGCGGCTCAGTGTCAGGCCGCTGTTAAGAATGACTGACGTCAATTCCTCCTGCACTGCGTTGAATGCATAGGCAGGCCACTGCGTCGCCGGTGTGTTTGTTGCGGGATTTCCATCCGTTGCCCAACCAGGGGTGCCGGCCAATGGTGCTTTATCAGCCTGCTCCTTGGACACGGTGTAGGGTGCAATCAGAAGATCCATTCAAGTCTGCTCCGAATATGAGAAATTGAGCAAAGTGTGAGCTGGCTTTGCTCCCAGCAGTTCACATTGCAATACGTTGTTATTCCAGTAGGAAAACGGTCCGCCAAACGCGTCGCCAAAACGAAGACGGTTCACCGTAAAGGTCGGCGCGTTCACCTGCCAGGCGTGCGCCCAATCCACGCCCCCAAACGGGGTGCCGAAGCGCTTACCAAAGCGGGATGGAGTGAATTGCCTCACCACCACGTCGTAGCCCAAACGGTTCGCCAACCCGGTGAAATACGGAATTGATTGGCCTCCAGTGGCCGTGAGCCGAGCGACTACCTGCGCTCTGCGGGCTTGAATCGTAGGCGCAGGCCCGGCACATGGGTCCGGCAACCCCAGGGTCAATTCCCATTCCGGGAGCAGCTCATAGGTCGAACCCGGGAAGGCATCGACAAGAAGCTGATTTGCGCGAGCGGTGTTGTCTTCGTAGATCGTCACCAGCCCGAGCAGTGCGCGGCTTTGGACGCTGGTGACATCTCGCGACCAGACACGCCCTCGTGGCAGGAGGCTCATGAATGCCTGGAGGAAGTCTCCAGCGCGTAGTTTCAAGCCCATCCCTTGCCCCTATAGGTATGTGACGCCGCCAAGTGTTGGCAGCTGCCCGATTTCATTCGCGACGTTGCCCGGATATACCGTCACAACGCCATTCACTGTGCCGGCCACCTCTTTCAGAAGCCACCCCGAGGCGCCAGATACGCTGTTAATTGCGCCCTCGATGTCATTTCGGTTGATCGTCCCGCCGCGAGCATCGCCAGTTCGAAACAGCACATCTGCCAGCGCGGCCGATATTGCGTTTCGCGTCGCGGTGCCAGCGCCCGCCAGGCCGGATATCTTGAAATGCAAACTGTTGTCCACCGGCGCGCACGCAAAGACGAGTGCGGTAACGGGCTGCAGGCCAATCAACGCATCAGCCAACACTAACTGGTCGCCCGTTGCGACCGCGGCACGCGGCAAGCCGTCAGGCCCCTGATCATGCTGCGACACGCCGTTGTTCCCCTGGGGAAATCCACCACGCGGAGCCTGTGCCGTATCCATCATGAACCGCACGACCACCGTCCCCGCCCCCATGCCGTTGGGCGAGCACCAGGCACGGCTTACCCCTGGAACGGCCAGCGCCCAACGGACGTAGTCGTCCGCGTCGCCACCGTGCGGCGTCTCCTGATAGGCGGCAATGACACGCTCGCTGTATGCGTCCGGGGACTCCACATCGGCGCCGGTAGCGATCGCGCCCACGACTGTGCCAGTGGATTGCAGGCCCGTGATGGTCGCTGAAAGGGTCACAGGCGTGCCGGCCGGACAATTCCCGGCCGCTCCAGCCGCTGTAGCACGAAGGACGACAACCGCCTTTCCGTCCAGGCCAACCGCTTGAGTCGCATCGACCGTGTAGGCCGTTCCATCCGCCCGCTTGATTTCGACCCCGGCGCTGATGACCACCCCGGCCGTCCCAGTGAATTGGGCGGAAATCACGGCCGCCACGGCGTCCTTTCGGAATACATTCTTCATCGCCCCCCAGCCCGCCAGGTATTCGTCCGTCGCGGTCCAGGGGACTGCCTGCTTTGAGATCCAGTCGATATAGCCGAAGTGCAGGTGCGCAAGGCCGGCTTGAGCGACGCCCAGCACGCGCAGGACAGCTTTGCGCAGGAGCGCATTCGCTCCATCCAGGGTCGCGTTGATATCCGCCAGAACCTGATTCCTCAGCTCTGACAGAGTAGGACGAGAAAATGGCATATCAGTTGATTCCGTTCCAGGCCCAGAGGTATTTCCCTGTGTGTAGGGAATCACCGCCAGGCGAATATGCAATGATCTGGGCGCCGAGAAAGGATTCTCGGACCCATTCAACGCTGATATCGAAGCGCGCTACAACCCCGTCATCGATCAACCACTTCAACGCCTCAGCCAGATAGTCGTAAGCACGGTTCAACGTCGTCTGGGTCTGCTTCTCCCGCTGCAGGAGCCAGAGCTTGCTACCCAACGGCGAGTCGGGGTCAAACTGGTCGCCCCACCAGCCCCGCGGATCCCCCGTTCCATCCGGAATGACGTCATCAGGCGCTGCCATCGCGTCGGTGAAGACGCTTACCAGCATGGCTGTCGCAAGGTCCGCGCCGGTGACCAACGCGCCTTCAGACAGCAGCCAATCGCCGTGAGCAACGCGTGCATCCCAAACTGTGCGGATATCGCTCATTGAGGCTCCCCAGGCTTTTCCGATGTCACAGTCGCACTGCCACTCTGGACGTTCTTCACAGGGTGGTGGTGGTCGTTGTACACGTCGCGCATGCCCTTCATAGTCCGACTGTTAGTCCCGAAGTTGTCTTGCATGTCGCCCGACGACTTGACCAAAGGCGCCTGCAGCTCGATCCCGCCAGGCGCAACGATGGTCAGCTTCCCGCTCAGGTTCCAGGTCACATCTTTCGCGTTGTTCACGACAACGTCCTGGCCGCCGGCATCAACCACGATCCCACCCGCAGCGGTCAGGTAGACATACTTTCCATCTTCGCTGTACAGCTTCGTTTCACCGGCCAGCAGACCGCGCGGCCGACTCCCTTGATGGTTGACGCCGACCACCATGGTGGACGATCGGTCGCCCGAGACCGCTGCCAGAGCAGCGTCAGATCCCACCGGAGGATTCGACGTAAGGCCGAATTCCTGCGGACGCACCCGCCTGTCCGCCACTTCCAACCCACTGGCCCTCACCTGCATCAACTGCACCGGCCCGCTGTCGTCCACGGCCGTGACAACACCGCGCCCGACCATCATCTGGAGCCGGCGCCACAGCCTTTCGATTGCTTGTTCCATATCACCCCACCACTTGATCCGGTGCGAATTGAGCCCAGATGAAGGGCTGCTGATAGAAGGCCTGCGGCGGCATCAACAGAACGTCGCAGGTTGTACCTGCGCGTCCGCGGTTGTAGGTCGTCTCGGCGATCAACCACGAAACAGGAGAGGCCTCTGATCCCAGCTTCAAGGACGGAACCGCAAGGGAAGCCATCGTGTTGGGCGTGTACAGCGCGCCCGATGAGTCCCGCCAGCCGTCGGTGTTCAACCGGACAAAAAAAGACCGGCCCTGCCGCCGAGACATTTCCCACTTCGCCCTGTCTTCAGCCACCATGCTTCCGCCCAGAAGGTTCTCCGAAAGCACAACCCGCGGCCGATATCGAGGCACGCTTTCATCCACCAGATGCGCGATCTGGTTCGGCGCGCCACCTACATCGCTGAACTGATCCAGCCCCTGATAGATCGCGTAGTAGTCGCTGAACTTCTGATCCATCGAGTACGACGCGACGGCGGAACCAATATTCACACCCTCCTGGAAGCCACTAGCCGCGGCCTGTAGCCCGATGCCTGACAGCAACAGATCGCCCGACGGCGTGTCGTACAGCAGAAGTCCACGGTATCGGCAAACCCGCTCCAGAATGTCATACGTGCTCTCGCCCGCGATGATCACCACCTGCTCGATGGGTGCGCCTTGGTTCGTACCTTCAGCCAGGCTCGCCTTGATCCCGAACGGTGCGCAAAGCGTCTGAGCGATATACAGCGCACTGGCATTTGTGAGCTGGAACCCATCGAATACCGCAGCGCAATCTACGATGTCCTGGCACTTGCTGCGGCCAACCAGCGTGACCGAGTGAGCGCCGTCGGTGAACGACGGCACAAAGCGGTCAATCCAGCCGGTTGAAACGCGGTCATCCCCGAGGAACACCTCGCAGTAGTCGCCGGGCTGCACCTGCATATCAGGCCGCGTCGCGATCGGATAGCGGTCGGTCATCTTCACCAGGAAATCCGATGGGCACCGCTCAACACCCCTCGTAAAGCGCACCTCCTGCCATCCCCCGAGGATTCGGGTATTGGACAGTTCGTATCCCCTCCCGACGCGTACCGACGTAGAAATGCGCAGCGTCAGGTCATCACCATTCATTTCGACAAAGCCTCAAAGGTGGGCGGCAAGAACGCCGGGTGAACAGGGTTGACCTGGCGCACCAGTTCCCCTTCGCGCGCCGGATCACGATAGATTCGATTTGCGAGCACCAGGGAAGGCTGGGAACTGTTGAAGGAAAACGTCCCCATCTCGGCCAGGTTGCCGCCCCTCGATTGAAAGTCGGCGACGACAGCTTTCCGCAACTGACGCAACGCGTCATAACTCGCGTCGTCTCCACCATCGCCCGCGATAAGGATCTCGGAATCCAGGAGTCCGACGACCTCCGTCTGCACCTTCGCCGCATCCTCTTGCGAGGCCGGCTGGTAGTCGGCGGCAGCCTGCGCCAGAGCGGCAATAGCGACGCGTCGAAGGTGGGCAGAACACGCATCGTTCGCAGTTTTGATCGCCTGCCCAATAGGTGAATTTGTTGATTCGCCCGCCGGCTGGAAGGTCGCCAAGCGGCCCAACATCGACATGCCATCAGCTGGGTCAACTGCGGTAGAAGCTACCGACTGCACGAACGCATTTGCGGCATCGCCATACGCCGCGGTGTCGGAGATGTTCGCCGCAGCCTTCTGAAACTTCGCACCGGCCGCGGCAACGGCAGCACTGGCAGCCACGTTGGCGGCCAGCAAGTCGCCCGCTGATGCCCCGGGGGACGCCTTCCGATTGGACGTCAGAAAGCCTGAATTCCCACCACCGAACAGCCGCCCAAAGTTTCCGCGCAAGCTGGAGACAGCATTAAAGACTCGACGCACACTATTCACGATGCCGACGGCCATCTGGTAATAGCGCAAGGCGGTATTCACGACTTGGCGAACCACCGCAACGCCTTGCTTGATTGCCGCAGCGACCCGGCGCGCCATGTCCAGCAGGCTGCCCTTTCGAACGGCGTCCGCCGCCTTGCTCACCTGGTCGCCCGTCGACTCGCCTGCCTGCGGATACTTCCGCTCGCCGCTGACGATGAGCGACATGGTGAACTCGAACACCCGCCCCAGGTCCTTTCGCTCTTCCAGCTCCAGATCCAGGCAGACGACGTTGGCGACAGTCCCCAGCGTGGGATGAACCAACGTCTTCGGGCCGGCGGTCTCGCAGACCGTCAGGAAGGCTTCCCGCTGGCCCACCACGCCCCCACCGCCGTATATGGCGCTGTCCTCGATGAGGAACCCATGGATCCGGAACTGCCTGGGCAGCTTTCCCTGATCCTCTGCCCAGACTTCATCGCGATAGGGATAAACGTGGACTGCCTGGCGCCGTCCGGCGTGCAGACGCGCCCCATTCACACCGAACGGAACGCCGCCGTATGAGGCTTGTTGGAGCGCAGCCTCCCAACTGCCAGCGCCAGGTCCGAGCAGATCGCCGATTGCGTTCGCAACCCCGCCGATGCTGCCGGCGACCTTTACGACGTCCGAAATTTTCATGGCATTGCCCCCAGACCCATCGAATAGTTCACGCGCGTTGACATGCCTGCGCCGTCGCCGCTCGTCGCATCAACCCGTGTCCCGGGCGGCGCCGACACGTTGACTTGAAGAGTCAACTTCTGCAGAGATGCGTCCAGCGCGTCTTTGAGGCCGTCAAACCCAGGACCGCTACCCATCCCTGGCGCCCCTGCCGCAGTTGCCGTCGCGGCATCGCCTGTTTGCGCAGAACTAGCCGCACCGCCGTTCATAGCTCCGAAGATTCGATCTGCCATGACCCCGCGCTTGTACTTCTCCCCTTCCACATCCTGCGGACGTTCGTGGTATTGCGACACGATGGCCGCCGCTTGCCGCGCCGATGTAGACCGCGCGAGCATGTCGCCGGCAACTCGTTGCTGCCCAGGCCCATTGCGCAACTCCCAGTCGAAGAACTTCAACTGATCATCGAGGGTGGAATTCTGGATATCGCGCCCAAAAACACGTTTGAAATCCGCCTGGCGGTCAGGATGCCACTGACCAATGCCGTAGGCTTTCCCGCCATCTCCAACGCTGAAAGGGTTGCCACCGGACTCTTGCAGAATGTTGGCTGCAATGCCCGCCGCCTGCTCTTTGCTCCATCCCATGCCCATGAACTTCTGAGCGATTTCGAGGATCTTCGGATCACTCGTCCCGCCGGGCGAATACTCCGCCGGAGTGAGGTAGCGTTTGCCGTCCGCAAGCCGTGACCGCTCCAGCATGTCAGCCTCGCCGCCATTCAGATTCTTGCTGTAGAGCAGCGCCCCGGCACCAACAACATACGGATTCAGCATGCGTGCGTACCACGGCGCGCCAGCCGCCGCGGCCCCCGCCCCAGCCGCTCCAGCCGCAGCGGCACCACCAGCAGTCGCCTGCAGCGCTGTCGCTGCGGCCTTCGCGGCAGTCAGGCTCGCCACTAGCGCCGCCAAGGAGACACCCCACTCTGCCATGGTCGCCGCGAACTTGATTGCGACGATCCCGGCAAGGACATTGCCCCAGCCGCCGAAAGTGTCGGCGATCTTATTCACGCGGTCGTACCATGCCCCCCAATCGATGCTGGTGATCCAGGAAGTGAGTTTTCCGACCGCCTCGGCAAGACGGTCCGCGATGTTCACACGATTCTCGTCAAGCCACGACGTCAGCTTTTCGATCATTGGAGTCAAGACCGGGATGAGCTTGTCGCCGATGGTGTTTGCCAAAGCGCCCGTGCTGGTCTTCAACCCGTTGATCTTGTCCTGAAACGCCGCCGCTCGTTCAATCGCTTCATCACCAAAGACGTACCCTCGCTTGCCCGCCTCGGTGCGGTCGGCGTCGAACGTGCCGCGCTGGATCATGGGCAGCAGCGCGCCCATCCCAAGGGCATCTGCAGCCGTTCGCTGCCCAGCCGGATTCTTGATCTTCCCCAGCGCGGTCAGAATGTCGTGCTGGGTCCGCTCGTAATCAATTTGGCCGTCTTTCCCGCGGGAGATTCTCACGCCCAGACGCTGCATGAGCATCATGGCCTGCGGGTTGGCCCCGAACGCCGCCTCTCGGATGGTGTTCTGCGACGACAGCATGCTCTGGTCGAACTGCTCCGCCGTCACCCCAGCCCGCTTGGCGGCGTAGTGCCATGCTTGTAGCCCGCGCGTCGACATTCCCAGCTGGCGAGACGTCCGCTGCAGGCTCGATCCGAGGTCGCCCCACCGCTGCGCCAGCGCGCCAACGCCGGCCGCCCCCGCCAGGCCGACAAGTGCCGACATGCCAGGAATGATCGACGAAATGCGATCAGCAGCAGTCCGGGCGCCCTGCGAAATCGAATTCAAGCCGGACGTGATCTTTCCCAGCGCAGTCGCGCCGGTCTTGCCGATGCTGGTCAGGCGCCCGGACATCCGCGCAGCTCTATCCCCAATACGCGAGAATGAGTCGCCGACCTTGTTGCCTACCTTCGACGCGTTGTCTATCGCCGAAATTCGGAATGCCAGTTCATTGGCCATGTTGTGCCTCCAAGCGCTCTGCCATGTCGTGCCACCACCGCAGCTCACTCAGCCGTAGCCCGAGAACGTCTCGCGGCGGCCAGGCGTAAGACTTCGCCGTCGCCGCCGCCATCAGCCCCCAATCAGGCACTGGCCGGACTACTTTCCCTCGCGGGATTCCTCGTTCTCGGCGTCGGCCTTGTCATCGTCGCCGGCCATGAACGACGTCAGGTAGTTGGCGGCGGTGGTGAAGTCGCGCGCCCCGATGCGGTTGATCACCGCAATGGGCGTGCCGGACACCTTGGCGATGAGCTTGCGCAGCGCATCGCCAGCGTCCTTGCCGCTTTCCTTGTTGAAGGCCAGGACTTCTTCCACGATCGGTTCGCGGAGCGGCAGCTCGGTGAACGTTTCGGCGTCGGAGCCCTGGCCCAACGTGACGGGCTTGCGCAGGGTGATGGTCAGTTCGTCGGGGATCTCATTTTTCGGCATGTCAGCTCACGGTCTGTTCGGAAACGAGGGGACCTTCGAACTTGACGTCGAAGGTGGCTTCAGTGGTGTCGACCTCCTGCGCATCGACGCAGGCCATGCTGCGGCCGACCACGGTCTTGCCGTTGGCGAGCTGCAGCACCACCGTCGCATTGCGCATGCGATTGAAGTCGTACACGGTCAGATTCCCCGCGTCGCGGGCGGTGAAGGAAATCGAGCCAGCGACCGGCATTTCCTTGACGCCGTGATAGCCGTCCTGGCCCACCAGGCTGGTGCGAGTAACGGTGGAGGGGTTGTACTTCGCCGCCCCTTCCAACATGTAGGAATTGCCGTCCACCGTGATTTGCGCGGTGCCTGCCAACAGATTCGCCATAATCGGCTCCTATAAATGAAAACGCCGCCCGAAGGCGGCGCTATGCCACAGCCACGCTGGGTTTACGCGCCGGCGGCCTCGCTGGCCGGCACGATGTTGCTGAACTGCATGAGCAGGGCGAAGATGCGCAACTGGTTGATCAGGATTGCCGGATACAGCACGTCCACCCGGTTGGGGTTGGTGCGGTTCTGCTCCACGATCAGGCCCTTGGCGAATACGTCGGCCCCCTGCACCCAGCCGCTGTCGTCCTGCATGGACTGGTAGTCCGCGGTCAGGTCGGCCCGGATGGTACTGGGCGTCACGATGTTGGATCCGGGCGCCGGCCGCGTGCCGTTGGCCGCCAGCTTCTTGCGGGCGTACTTGGAAGTCACCACCAGCTTCAGGCGCCGCAGGACCGCCGTCAACGTGTTCATCGTCTCGACTTCCAGATAGCTGTTGTCCGGCTGGCCGAACGCGTTCAGCTGGTAGGTCGTGATGAGGTTTTCGATCGCCACCGTGCCGTCATCCGCCACCGTGAAGGTGCTGATGCCCGTGTAAAGCAGCGTGTTGCGGTCGGTCAGCTGGAACCGCGACTCCAGCGGCGGCGGCAGGAAACTCGCCAGCTGCACGGTCTGCATCGGCTGGGCCGGATCTGCGCGGCACGATATCGCCGCTGCCGCCGTCAAATCAGCGGCCAGGATCCACGAGGGCGTCGGCGAATTGTTGAACCCCATGATGGATACATGCTCGTCGTTGCGGGTGGCGCCAAAGGTATGGCATTCACCCAGTGTGCCGCGGAAGCCGCCGTAGGCGTGCCCATACAGGCCCTTGGACCAGCTCCAGCGCCCAGTAGTCGTGGACAGGAATGCCTTGACGGCATTCAGCGACGCGGCGTCGATGTACGGCATGGCGATGAAGTCGAAGGTCATGTCCCCCAGATTCGCCAGCGCAGTGGTCAGCGTCGGGTTGACTTGCCCGCCTGCCATCGGGGTGATCGTGACACCCAGCCCGGCCGGCAGCGCTTCACCGCTCAACGCGCCGTAGTAGTTCAGGCGCACGTCGATGTCATTGCCCGCTAGGCCCTTGTTCTTGGCCGTCAGGTTCACCTTCGTCGTGGTCCCTGCATCCACCGCAGCCGTCACCGGGAGGTCGGCCGCGGCATTGATCTGTGCCGCCAGAGCCGTCGCCAATTGCGCGGTCGTCATGCTGGGCGTGCAAACCAGCGACACCACCGGCGAACCGGAGAACGCGGCGATGTAGAGGGACAGCACACCGGTGGCCGTCGCCGCCGCAGTGAAGCTGATTGCGCCCTTGGCTTCGGTGGCGGACGCATCGTCCGCCACCGGGAGATACCAGACCTCACCGAAGCTGTCACGCGCGCGATAGACGGCCGTCATGAGCGCCAGCATCGAACCCTGGCCGCCCAGCACCTTAGCTTCGTTGGCGCCCTGGGAAATCGCCGGCTTGCCGGGAACCGCGGTGCCAGCGGCCGTGATCTGACCGATGATCAGCGCCCGTTGGTTGATCTGACCGGTGTTTGCGCGACTCGGGTCGATATCGGCGTAGAACAGCGGCACCCGCAGATTCTGCGGGATGTTGGGAAACTGGATCATTTACTTTCCCCCCTTGTTGGGCAGTGCCGGCGGCACCTCGTTGGTGGCCGACTTTTGGACGCCAGGGGAGTCCGCTTCGACCACGTCGCCGTCGCGCAAGCGCGCGGCCCAGTACAGGTCGTTTGCGTTCACGGGCATGCCCTCTTCGGGCATAAATTGTTTGCGTACCGGGTCGAACACCGTCAATCCCGGGCGAGGTTTGATGTACATGCGAAGCTCCTATTGCGGAAGGTCAATATCCAAGCCGGGGACAGCGGTGCCGTCCGGCACCTGAACACGCGTGTCCACCCCTTCAAGCGGGTTTGTGGGCACGGGGAAGAAGTCCTCCGGCCCTTGCACGAACTCCAGGCCCAGTTCCACCAGGACGCCTCCCAGGTGTTTTGCGGCGTCTTCCGGTCCTCGCGTAATGCGCGTGCGAAAGTAGGAAAACTGGTTGAGTTCCTGCATAAGCGGCGGGTAGTTGATGACCGCCGCTTTGATCTGGTCCCGCAGGGTCTCCAGCTTGACCTGCAGGGCTGCAGCACCGGCGTTGTCCAGTTCCCCACGATGAACTGCCCGGGCCTCGACCACGAGCGCCGAAGTCACTGTGAAGGCCGGGGCACCGCTTCGACCGAATGAGACACCGTCCTCATCGTTCGTTCGCACGAACAGGACGGGATACTCCCCATCCCAGGTCGCCTGGTCGCGCGGGGAATATGCCCGCGAACCCGCGTCGGTGGTGCCGGTCAACGCCTGCACAGCCAACGCACGTAGTTGGTTTGTCGTGGTCATAGCTTCTTCAGTTTCAGGTGCACCCAGCCCATGCCGTCCGGCTGCTGTTCGAAGACGAGGAACGATTCGCCCGTCTTCTTCCGGGTGATGCAGTCATCCTTCGCCGGAGGCCGCGGCAGATCGGCGAGGCGAAAGCCCACACTTGGTGCGGTCGTCACCCAGCCGACGCCGCCCTCGCCGTCCTGGAATGCCGTCTTATAGGCATCGGTAAAGACGCCGAGCACATCCTTGGCTTTGCCACCGCCTGCAGGTTGATAGACCAGCTCTTCACCAAACGCAGTGTTAACGGCCTGGTTGACCTGGTCGAAATCAACCATTTCAGCCTCGGCGGATCTGCGGGCCGGCATCGGACCCGAACCGCGGGCCGTTGTCCCGACGAATCACCTTGGCGTCGGGGTCCACCAGGAAGCCGAGTTGCCGCAGCCTGCCGACCTCGTCCGCCGGCAGGGTCACTTCGTCACCGGCCACCAGCGACTCGCCGTCTTCCTCCAGGAGGACACGTCCGTGCGCCACGACGGCGGTAACGAGCTTCGCCGTGGTCGGCGCCTTGTCTTTCGGGGTATTGGCGCCGCTCATCACGCCACCACCGGATCGCAGACGTTGGCCGACAGGCAGGCATTCACTCGGCTGGGGATGACGATGGGAGCCGACTGCATCATCAGGAAACGCTGCGCCGGGTCTTCCTGGACCCAGGTCTTCGGCGCGAAAGGCAGCGACTGGTAGTTGAAAGCAGGATCCTTGATCATGCCGAAGGCACGAGTGCCCTGCAGGTTGGGGCCGGACATGATCAGATCGCCGTCGTACAGCATCGGACGCTCGACGTCGTTCTCGTCCACGAACCAGTCGTTGTACATCCACAGGTCGAACTGGCCCCACTTGCCCTTGTACACCGCGCCTTGCTTGATCTCGGTGGCGGGGTTGATCGCGTTCCCGAACGACGCCAGGGCGGGCATCACGATGGCACCTTTCAGCTCCGGGTCGAGTTTGAAGCCAGCCCACGAACTGGGGGTGAACACCAGTTCCGAAACCGTAGCGCCCGAGCTTTTGAGGACACGAGTGGTCCACGCGTCGATATCGCGAGTGGGAGATGCCGTACCTGCAGCGATATTGGCGGCGGTCCACTTGCGGCCGGCGGTCAGAGCGACGGTCAGGGAGGCATCACGCCCGAAATCGACGATAACGGTTTCGAAGCCTTCGCCTTCGATGGTCACCTGGCCCGAACGCAGCGCGCTGGCGGCCATCCATTCCATGCGGCGGATCACGATATCCACCTGGTCGGTCATTTCCGCTTCCAGGTTGGCCATTTCGCGTTCCGCGCCCGTCAGATCACCGCCGATGCGTTCACCGATCATGCGCCGTACCGGCTTGATCAAGTCTGGCGCGCGCTTGTCCTTGATGTAGGCCGGCTTGAAGCTGTTGGTCTGGAAGCGACGCTGCTCGACCAGCTTGCCCTCGACCAGGGGCGACACAAACGGCGCCATGCGGCGCTTGCCGATGTCAACGTCGATGGCGACTTCCTCGGTATCGGAGATCACAATGTTGGGGAAAAAGCGGTCCAGCAGGAAGGACTGCGCGGTTTTCAGGTTCGGAACGACCCCGATCAGGTCGATCGTGGTATAGGACAAAGAGGGCATTCGTCATCTCCAAAAATTCTTTGCGTATACGAAAAACGCCCCGCTGGGCGGGGCTTTTCCATGCGGTTCGCTGGGGTTTAGGTCGGGTCGGCGGCCGAAACCGACGACTTGACGTGGATGGCGTACTGCCGCAGGGCCGCAGTCAGCGCGGGCAGCGTCCAGCTCGGGTCGTAGTGCAGCGCGCGGCCGTTGACCTCGACCTGCACATAGGCCCCGGCGTTTATCGGGCCGGCCGTGGCATCCGAGTAGTCAGCCAGAATGGCCGAGGGGACCTGACTGCCGTCCGTCGCCCCCTTCACCGAGAGGACGAACTGACCGACCGCGTCATTGACGTCGATAACGAACGTGTCGCCGGCCACGAACGCCGTGGCGCCTGCGGTGATGGTGAATCCCAGGCCGCCTTGCGTGTAAGCCGTCCCCACCGCCGCATTTGCGAGCGTGGTGCCTTCCGGGTCGACGACCTTGAACGTGTTCGCGGCGGTGGCGGTCAGCTGGTAATTCCCCAGCTTCGCACCGGCACCGACGACGACGGCCCCGATGCTGCCGTTACCCGTATTGGTGCCGGCGGCGGTAGCGACCGCGGTGCTGCTCGTGATCATGCCCAACACCGACCCGCGCGGCAGCTTACCGGCTGCGAGGATGATGGTCTGCGAGACGATCTGCAGCCCGCCCGCGATGAGCTGATCGGGGACGAAGACATCTGCCCGGATGCCGGGCTGTTGGGGACTGTTCCCCACGGGGTTGACGGGAAGCGTCATGAGTGTTGCTCCTGAATATCTGAATTGCGGGGATCAAGCCTCGCCGCGGCGCTTCTTGCCGGCAGCGACGATCTTCTGGGCGAGGGTCATTTGGCTGTCGCCACCACCCGAACCCGGGTTGGGAATGGTCGTCCCTTGCATGCGCTCGGACAGGGTGCGACGCGCGGGCGGCGCCTGGTCCGCTCGGCCAGCGTCCAAGGCCGCGATCGCGGCCTTGGACGACATGCCCGTGTCGAAGGCGAAAACGCACGCCTGGCGGGCGACGCCCAGCCGCAGGCCGTGGGCCACGATGCGGGCGCAACGCACACGCTCGGCAGCCCTTGCCGCTTTCTTCGACTGGTCTTTTTCCTTGTCGTCGCCGTCGTCTTCGGATTCGGCGTCCGGGTCTTCCCCGTTTTCCAGCACGTCGTCGCGCTCATCGTCTTCGCGGTCGAGTTCTTCCATGCGCTTCACATAGTCGTCGTCGGACTCGCCTTCGCGCTGCTTGCGCTCGTCGTCCTTGTCGTCGTCCTGTTCGGCGCGGGCGCTACGGGCGCGACCCAGGCTCAACAGCGAGGCAAAGGGGGAAGAAGAGAAAGGTTTCTTCATTGCAGTAGTCTCACAGGTTGTTTACCGGCCCAGCAGGTCCAGCAGTTCAAGAAATGCGGCGTCGGGCGCCATGACTGCGTCTGCCAAGCCGAGGCCGACGCCGGCCGCCCCCATGAAGCAGGCGGCTTGTGTGTCGCGCACGGATTCCGGCGCGATATTTCGATTGCGGGCGACGGTTCCCACGAACAGCTCGCCCATTGTGTTGATCTCGGCCTGAACGCTACTCAGGGCCTCTTCGGATAGCGGCAGCTCGGGGCGAAAATCCGCCTTATGGCTGCCATAGGTGATGAACGTCACCGCCACCCCCGACGCAGTCAGCGCCTTGGAAAGATCGACGTGCATCACAATGACGCCTATCGAGCCGACCCCGCCGGTGCGAGGCACGATGATGCGGTCGGCGGCACTCGCGATCGCGTACCCCGCCGAATAGGCAGACTCGGTCAGGATGGCCCAGATGGGCTTATCGCCCCTCAGACCGTAGATGGTGTCGACCAGGTCGAAGCAGCCCGCGACCTCGCCGCCCGGAGAGTCCACATCCAGCACGATCGCCTCGACAGAGGGATCCGCATGGGCGCTGAGAATGCTCTGCCTGATACCGTCATAGCCCGTCATGCCCGAATAGGGCCGAAGCGATCCGAGCTTCTGCACCAGCGTGCCCTGCACCTTGATGCAGGCAACTGAGGTGTCGCCCACCATGTCATAGCCGGCGTCCCGGATCGTCTCCCCGGGTTTGACCAGGTCATCGTCATAGTCGTCCCAGGCCATCGGACGCAAGTTCGCGCCGTCCAAGCGCATGATCTGGCTGACGCCCAGACGCTCGGCAAGCGCGGCCATAATGACCTCGGCCTTGTCCTGACGAATCGCCAGCGGCGTGTTGAACAGCCGCTGGCCCAAGTGCGCAAAACGCATTTATTTTTCCTCCGGTAGTTGGGCGGCGTCTTTCGAATCCAACCCCTGAAGCACCGCGGGGACAGGCAAGCCCAGTCGCTCGTAGCGTTCGATTTCGATAGCTCGGCGGTCGGCCACGTCGCGCCAGTCGGTGCCGGATATCTCCGCGCATTCGTCTTCAAGCGAGGACATGCCGCCGTCGATGCCCAACAACGCGCCCTGACGCTCTTTGACGATGTCGACCAACCCTCGTCCAGGCCCCATCCACTTGGCCCGCGCATACGCTGCACGCGCTTCAATGAATTCCGGGGCATTTCTCGGCATGGGGTAGTCATCCACGTCCATGGATTCCTCCAGCCATGCGCAATAAATCGGGTGGGCTTGGCCGGACGCGAAGCCAATCCGCCGACGGGCGAAGGTCTTCCACGCTTCCAGCATCGCGGACCGATACGCGCTGTAGTTGACTTCCGCCCAGTTCTGGCTGATCTGCTGCGCGGCCAGCCCCGTCCCTGCGGAGAAATGCCGCAACATGGCGCTTTCAAACGAAGCAAAGTTGCCGCTCGGCCGGCTCGATGCAACCGTGCCGATCGTCTCGCCCGGGTAGAGGTGCGTAACCCCGGCATCGCCCAGCCGAGTGCGACGCTCCTGGTGGAATTCCGAGCGCTCGCGCTGATACGCGCTGACCTTGTCCGACCCCGCCAGGGCTTCCTCGACGAGGTCAGTATCGAACGGGCTTTGAATGTACGCGGCGAAAAATGCGTTGATGATGGCCGCATCCAGCTCGGTGCTGTCGTACTTGATCAGCATCTTGAACCGCTGGATCACCGGCGTGAGAAAGCCGACCCCTCGGTGCTGCGACGCCCGATCATGATCGAAGCTATGCACCACAATCGGTCGACCCCAGTTCGTCTCGCGCGCAATGCGATCCCAGCGCACGCTATCACCCGCGCTGAACCAATCCCCCTGATGAGCGCGCCTGATGTGATACCAGGTTGGCACGCCATAGCTATCGACTTCCACGCCTCCGCGCAAAGCCTGTTGATCGAAGTTCTGCTGCGGATTGGAGAGGCGGTCCGGATCCATAATCTGCACCGCTGTCGCATACCGCGCGCGCCCGACCGCGATGCGATCAGGCAACCAATGCAGCATCGAAAGCGCATCACCGTCAATGAGGTGGTGCCGGAAGCCGAGTTGCATCATTTGCGGGAACGAGAGCATGCGCTCTGAATCGCAGTAGAAAAACGGATCATTGGCCCACGAACGCCAGTTCGCTTCCACCGCCTGGCCGAACTCGTCGGCCCAGCGGTGATCGAACGCCTTGATGCCCGTCACCGTGCGCAGCCAGCGATAGTCAGGCTTGGAAATAGGACGGAAATCCGGCCCGATGACGTTGTCGACGGTCCGCATCACCGCAGCCGTTGCCCAGCCATCATTGCGGATCAGGTCTCGTGCCCGCGCCGCCAGGCGGTCGCGGTACATGTTGACCTCACCGTCCGGCGAGGCGAGATAAGGTTGCCAATCGCGAACGTGGCCGCCGTGCTGGTCAGCTGCGTCATAAGGCGCGTTGCCGCCAGGCGCCAGCATGGACCCACGGCGGCGAACCGCGGGCAACGGCTTACCGTGCCTGTCCAGGATAGAAATTGAGTTTTCCATCAGCGCATCACGAAGTTAATCTGCCGGCGCCCCCGAGGGACGATGCCGAGCAATTGCTGCAGGAGGGCGATTTCACCCTGGAGACGGCTCAAGTCGGTGGCCCTGTACGTGACCGACTTCGAGCCATCGGATTGCGCGTAGCTGGCCGCGGCCACCTGCTTACCCATCAGGAGTTCAAAATAGGCGGCCTTCAGGGCGGTCAGCCGCGCCTGCATATCCTCCCTGCTCATTCCGTCATAAACGCTCATGGCGTACCTCGTTATGCAAGTTTGCTCACCCGCGAGCGCCCGGAGCCTGCCGACTTGACCCGCACCGTCGGACCGCTATGGCCCGAGCCAGTCGCGGGTGTCGGCGCGACCGACACCTCGCCGTCCGACAAGGGCGGCGCCCCGTGTAGAACCTCCGCCAGATCCTCGACGGTTCGATTCAGCTTGAGACCGAAGTGGATCAATGCGCAGAGCGCGGCATATGCGTAGACGCGGCAGTCCAATGCCTCGTTGGCGCGTCCCGATGGCAGTTCCCACACGCGGTACTTATGCCCGCTCGCTTCCTTGACCACGATCCGCTCGGATGTAAGCTGCGCGTAGTAGTTCAAGTCACGGTCCGCCGGGAAGTGCATGAATCCCGGACCTGGAGCGTCCTTGTTCAATCGGTTCCGGATCGTGTCCTTCGCCGTGTTGACGCCAATGATGGTCGGGCGATACGTGGCCTTGTTTCGTCGGCTGGGCACCTTCGTGGGCCAAACCGGCGAGCGCTGCCCGTTCCGGGCGGATTCCCCCTTGATGGCGTAAATCCGTCTCCCCAATCGGGCCTTGGCGAACTCATACACGCGCTGCGTGTTGTGGCCACCGGAGTCGATACATGCAGCCGAAACGTTGTATGGCCGACCATCGTGGCGATACCACGTCTTCAACAGGTAGGCGTCGACGCGCGCCCACAGTTCAGGCGTTTCCGGGTCGCCCTCGAATACCTCATAGTCGATAGACCAGCTTTCCTCATCCCGGCCCCAGCCAACCGTCTCGCACTCGACACGGTCGGGCTGGACGTCCAGTCCGGCGGTCACAATCCCAACGCCGAAAGGCACCTGCGCGGTCCAAAGTTCGCCGCGAGCAGCCAGTGTTTCCAGATTCAGGTCCTTGCCGCTGTGCGCACGGTATGGCAGACCCATCTGCGTGTTCCACCATGTCTGCTTCAGATCCTCGTCGTCCTTGGCTGCTAGCCACTTCGCCGCAATGTCAGCCGGCTTATCCTTGGTCCACGGGGAATACAGCTTGCTGGCCTGGAAGCCGGCATGCTGATTATCAACGCCCCAACTTCCGCAGTCCGGACACTTCGCCCGGTACACCGCGTGGCGATCGCTAGCCCACCAGTCCCACACCGATTCCACTCCGGCGATGCCGCCGCTGCCAGGATCTGCGGCTTCAGCATCGCGCCAGGCGCGGTCGTACATTTCGAGTGGGACATGACGGCTACCGCAGCAACTGAATGGCCGTGTCTGGTGCCACCGCACGGTTTGAAGTGCCCGCAGTCGATCTCCCTCCGACCAACCCAAGCCGCAGGCTTCACAGAAAATCCGCGCGGTCTTAGGGAAATGCTCCTGCACGACGCCCTTATCGTCCTTGCGCTTCTTCCAGTCGACATGACGGAAAAAGTCCAAGAACTGGCGATGCCCGCAGCTTGGGCAGCACACCGAGGCGCGCCGCTGGTCCGACGCCAGATAGCTTTTCTCGATGCGGCTTTCATCCTGCACGGTAGGCGAGCATGCACGCACCGACAACCAGTTGGCGCCAAAACTCGCGGTGCGTTCTTCCGCCAGCGAGATCGGGTCACCCTCGCGGGTAACCGGATACTTGTCCACCTCGTCGGCGAGAATCACTCGCACCGGCCGGCGCGCGAGGTTGTCTGGGCTGCCGGCGCCCGCCAGCGCCAAGAAACCACCAGGGAACGACTTAAATAGCAGCGTCTCGTCCGCCGTGCGCGTCTTGCTGGAGCCAACCAGCTCGCGCAGCACAGGCGTCACCCGCACCATGGGATTGATGCGCTCTTTGCTGAACTGCTCCGCGGCGTCTTCCTTGGGCTGCAACAGCAGCATCGGACAAGGATCCAGATGCGCGAAGTACCCGAAGATGTTCTCCAGCAGTGCAGTCTTCAGCATCTGAGTGCTGACCATCGCCGTGATGACATGCACACCGGGTTCAGTGGGCGCGAGCATAGGGCCGCGCGCAACCTCCACCGTGCTGGTCGACCACTTCCCTGAGGTGCTGCCGGCTTCCTTCGCCAGCTTTCTGAAGCGGTCTGCCCAGTCCGGCACGCTGATTCGCGGTGGCGGCGTCCAGCCCTGGCGTGCAGCCCGCCGCAATAGGGCGCGCTTATCCAGCGCTGAAATCGGCGGCGGGTTCGCCGAGTTCTGAGATTTGTTTGTGGACATGCGCAGTCAAAGCCTCGGTGACCCGGTCGGCCTCTTCCAGCCCAAGTTCGGCGGCCAGCAGCGGACCAATCTTCGCGGGCCAGTTCAACCACGCGTCGCGCTGCCCCCGAGAGGCTTCGAAAAGTACGGCCTGGGCCACGGCAAGCTCCACCAGCGCCCCGGATTTCTGTTCGTATTCCAGCTGCCGCAATAGCGCCAGCCAGTTCTCCTTTCGTCGCAGGGCCTCGGCATAGTCGACCCCTTCATCCTCGTTCAACAGCCGGCTGGCTTCTGCCTCCAGCGAGTCGTCGTCACCAGGCGGCGACCCAGCGGAACCTTGCGAGCCCGCCGGCAGACGAGATGACGCCGGTCGCGCGGGTTTCGCGTCGGGCTTGGAGGCCGTCGCATTAGCTTGGCGCCACGGCGAACCGATCAAGGACGGGTCAAGCGTTCCATCCTTCTTCGCCTTCAGCCGTCCCTGCGTGATCGCCCGCCGCACCAGCGTGTCGGAACATCCTTCTCGGCGGGCGAACTCTCGAATCGAAAGGCCCTTTTGCGCTTTTGCCATGGTGCGAACACCTCCAAGTTTCCTGTTCGCACCCCAATTTCAGACGCGATTGCAGCAGCGCGAACCGCTGCAAACCCGCGCAGGCATTGCGTTTCCGCTGACAGCGCGAACGGGCCAGTGCGAACAGAATGCGAACACAAGTGCAAACAGGTGTTCGCACCGAAGGAAATGCCCGAGAGCCGCACAAATGCGCGCTCTCAGCCGCTTTCTGGTGCTGGTGCGAACAGGGTGCGAACACCTTTAGCACCTCAGCGCTGGGCACAAAACGCGGCGCGCAATGCCCGCGATGCTTACCCCTCCAGAGGGGACCCGTCGGCTTTGAAGCCCGCGGCGTATCCGAGGATCGTCGCCACGACGCCGTCCACCTGTTTCGCAAGCGGGAGTGCCCGGGCCTCGCTGTCCTGCTCGAATGCGTCGCGGTCGGCGCGGACGTCCAGCTCCCAAGCGTTCACAGCAGCGCGCAACTGGGCGGTCGTGATCGAGGTCATGCCTTCCATGTGTTTTCTCACTTTGCAGTTTTCAGGGCCTGCGCCAGGGCGGCGTCGAAGTCCCCAGGGAAATGCCGCTCGACAACTTCGCGCGCGGTCGTACCGAAGTTCAGCTGCTTCTTGACGGGCAACGCGTCGCCGAACCGGATCAGCAGCTTCAGACGGCCACCGCGGTTCTGCTGGTTCGCCAGCTGCCCCGTCGTCACCGCCTGGCGCCGCCCACCTGCCTTCACGCCGCGCGCCCGCTTGGGCGCAACACGCTGCCACACCCCATTTACGGCCTGGCCGTTGCGCGTGCGTATCGAGCCTACATAGACATCCGGCCTTGCCTTCAGGCGCCCCATTGCGGCGCGCGGCAGGTTGCCGTAGCTATTCAGCTTCACCCCCTTGGGATTCAGCAACGCCCGGCTGTTCAGCTTGTGGACGCCGCCTGTCTCGTAGGGCAGCAGGTAGGCGGCCGCGATCTTCTTGATGTAGACCACTGCCACCGGTGACGACTTGCGGGCCTTGCTCACCCCGACAGACTTCTGCGTGAACGGCGTCGGGTTGTCGAAGGTCGCCTTGATGTTGGCCTGTTCTGCGGCCTGGACACGTGCGGCAGTTGCGTTAATGGCCTGCGCCATCGCAAACGGCAGCTGCTTCGATGTGAATGCGTCCATGCGTCGCAGGACGTCTTTCAGGTTGGACGTGATCTTGATTTCGAGCATCATCCACTCCGAAATTCTCAATGACGCGCTCCCGCCGCCGTTCCACCGCTCGGTGTAGCGGGAGCGTCACGTAGCGCGCAGCTGGTGTTGTTGCGAACACTTGCCAGCTTGTCCGGGCAATGGCGCAATCAGTTGACCGGCGACCTGGCGGTCAGAATGGTCGATGTGCGCCCGCTTGCGCAACCAAAGAAAGAGATGTCGCACTCCACCTGGTAGTTCTTGGACAACCCTCGCGCCGTTCGGCTAAGGTTGCACTTCCCATCACCATAAGAAAGGAAAGATGATGTCGGATAAGTTCGTACCCAATCTCGATAGTTTCGCCGCCGGAGTATGCTCTGCCCTTGCGTGCCTGAAAATTGCAATCCAGGATTCGCCGAGCTTCAACCGAGAACGCCTGGAGCAGGCGCTGCAATTCATGATTTCCCACCCTTCGTCGCAAGTGGATAGGGAGTCATTCGAAATGCCGCTACGGTTTCTACTGAGCGATCAATCACAGGCTCTGGAGAACTTGTCGGGGGAGGAGTCTTCTCCCGCAACCCACTAATTGAAAGCGTAGATCGCCCGAGCTTTCAACAGTGCCAGAAACAAAAAACCCGCTTGGTACAAGCCAGCGGGTTTTTTCACGTTTACTTAGGACGCAGGATCCCGGGCAAATTATGGCACTCTACGTGGCACTTTCCAACCACTTCATGTGGCACTTTTGCCGGCCACCAATACAGCCCATATGTGCCGCGTTCTTCCCCTCCCTCCCGCTTGGCTGACCCGGCCCGAACCAAATCTGCCATAACGCGCAAAATTCCGTTCCTGACTCGCTGCCTGTCGCTTCCTTCAGCGCGGGGCGCAACGTATCGAACTAGGTCCTGCATGCGGAAGCGCCTTTCAGGATAGGCCGACATCAATTCAATCACCTCTCTCGCGTACTTCAACGAAACGCCCTCCGTACCTGTTCCTTCATATTGCCGAGCGCGATCTTGTAGTAGATCGGGCTGACATCTAACTTGCCGCAGGCGCGCGTGATGCGCTCACTCGCCGTCAAACCTGCGTATTCGTGACGGCGGGGATATTCGGCCTGAACAATGCGCTGCTCGACCAGAACCAGCTTTTCGTAGAGCACCTGAACCTTCCTCGCGTTGTCATAGTTGACCGGGATGACCCTTGGTTCATCATCGTCCTCTTCATCAACGGGAGCTCTGTACGCCCTTTCCGCTGATGCACATTTGACATTTGGATCGGGCTGCGGCCACTCGCCCAGCCAGCACCAGCGCGACCAGTTCCACAGCTCGTCTTCCACCCAGCGCGGCAAGCCTCCATCCATTACAGAATCTCCGGTGAATACGGAACCTGGGGATCAAGGTAATCGAGCAAGACCTCTCGCGCCTGGTCGAAGCTACGGCACACCTCCACGCGATAGCCGGCGGCGCGTAGGAACTCGCCCCAATCCTTCTGAGGCGCGCTGAGTTTTCCGTTTGCTGTTTTCATTTCGATCCAGAGGCCATTCCGCCCAAATCGGGGCGCAGGCAAGAACAGGTCAGGGACGCCGGCCCGCACGCCTTGCCGTTTCAGCTTCACGGCTTCCAGAAGATGCCGGCCACCCCCATTGGGAACATGGAACAGGCGCGCCAGCTCGGGATACTTCTTCGCCTGTAGATTTGCCCACGCGATGACCTGGGCTTGCATCGTGTCTTCGTCGGGCGAAATCGCCTTGCTTGTCGGAACCGCGCGCGCCTTGGGGGTTGCCGTGTTGGTCCAGCGCTTCATGCTGCTTTCCTCCGTGTTGCGAACTGGCGTCGCACTTCAGTTTCCAGATACTGCTGGGCCTCGCTTCCGCGCTTTCGCCCCACAAAATTCAGGTATGGCACGCGCTTGTCGAACGGCAATGCGAGAACGTGCCTCGCCTCGCATTCCCTGCGCCATTGCTCGCTGCTCGTGTCTCTGGCTCGCGTCATCAGAATGGTTCCTCTTCATCTTCGAAGGTCCGCCGCCCCCGCTTCCCCTTCGTGCTGGACTTCGTAACGGCGGGGCCGGTGTAGTCTTCGAAGCGCAGGTATTCGCCCTTGTACGTCGCTGGAATCATCCCCAGCGTGCCGTTGCGCTGCTTCATGATGTACAGCTCGGCGTATCCCTTAAGCGTCGTATCGGGGTCGTCCTGCTCTTCTCGATAAACGCCAATCGCAATATCCGCGTCCTGTTCGATAGATCCGCCGTCGCGCAGGTCCGACAACATCGGCCGCTTGTTGACGCGCTTCTCGATTTCTCTGGAGAACTGCGACAGGGCATAGACGACGATCTTGAGTTGCTTTGCCAGCCGCTTCAGCCCTTTCGTGATTGCTTCAATCTGGAGCGTCCGGGTTTGCTCGCTGCCCTCCATCAGCTGTATGTAGTCCACGACCAGCACGTCCAGGCCATGCTTGCGATGAACGGTGCGGGCCTTCGCGGACAGCGCCTGAATCGTCAACGCCGGGGCGTCCTCCACAAAGAAGCGCGCTTCGCCAGCGATCTGAGCAGCGCGGGTCAGCCGGGTCCATTCGTCGGCGCTGAGAACCGGCTTCACTGCGGTCAGCTTCGTGGACGACACGCGCCCCCAATTGGCAACGGATCGGCCCGTCACCTGCTTGGTGGGCATTTCGCCGGACCAGAACATGACCGAGTAGCCCGTCTCGGCGTTGTTGCAGCCGATAGACTGCGCGAGCGCCGACTTGCCCATCCCAGGGCGCCCGGCAATCACAACCAGGTCGCCTCGACATGGCCCGCCGTTGAGCTTTTCGTCTAGGGCCTCGATACCCGTGGCGATGCCGGGGTGCGCAACCGTGCCATGGACCCGGCCGTCCAGGTCATCCAAGAAATCAACCATGGCGGACGAAATCGAGACCGGCTCGTCCTGAACTGCACCCAGCGCCAGCTTGCTAAATTCGGCCTGCGCAGCGTCCAACAGCTCGACGGCGGGCTGCTGACGCTCGGCCACCAGTTGCTGCACGCGGTCAGCCGCGCCGGTCAGCTGGCGCAGCAAGGCTGTTTCACGGACGATTTCCGCATACCGGCCGATGTTCGCCAAGCTTGGTGTCGATTCAACCAGGCTGTTCAGGTAGGCCATGCCGCCGATGGCCTCGGCCTTGCCCATCGTCAGCAGGTAGTCGTGAACTGTGATCACGTCCGCCGGGCGTGAGCGCAGGATCAGGCTTCGCGCCCCCTCGAAGATCAGCCGGTGGCCGTGGTGATAGAACTGCGCCGGCTCCAGGTCGCCCAGGCGGTCCAGCGCCTCGTTGTCCAGCAGCAGACCGCCAAGAATGGCATGCTCGGCCGTCAGGTTGTGCGGTGGCACGTTCGCCGCGTTGCCGGTCATCGTCCTTGCTCCTTCGTGAACTGCCCGCCGCGCAGGCTGGACACGGTTTCGGGCTTCATCAGCCATTCGAAGCCGGCGTGAGCCGGCAGATTGCAGTTATCGAGGATCCACGGGAAGAACCGCGTCCAGAAACTCGGTTTCGCGGAGAGCGTCAGGAACTTGCGGATAGCGCCGGCCCGCCGCTCGCTGTAGATCGTCGGGTCAACCAGCCCCATCGCTTCGCCCAGCGTCTCGTTGAACGAGTCGATCACTTCCCGCTCCCGCTCGCTGTAGGCGGTCACAATTTCGTCAGTCCAGGCGCCATCGTTCAGCCACGACGACGGATGCGGGATCATCTGCGGATTGCTCCACTGCTCCGTGGTCTTGGCCTTCTCGATGGCATCCAGGAACGTTTCCACCAGGGCGTCGTCAGGGTTGATCTTGCCGAATGCCTTCTCGGCTGCCTGGCGGCTGCGCTTGCGGGGATACGCCTGGTAGAAGCGCTCGAAGCGCTCCAGCTGTTCGGCAGTCAGTACGGTCATGGCCCGGCCTTTGCGGCCTGCTCGCTTACCCTGCGGCGCAGTCTCGGCCCGACCTTCCTGGTCTGCTCGTGCGCCGCCGTTGCCCAGCTCCCCGCGATCCGCTTGCGGAGCGCAATGGGGTTTATCTTTTTGTCTTTTGGTATTTTCTTTTGGAGTTGTCTTTTGTGGTTGTGAATCCAATAACCCCGGAGTTATAAATTCCATAACCCTTGAGTTATGCGGTTCATAACCACCATCCCCGCACTGGGTTATAGATTCCATAACCCCACCATCTGCATCCGCGCCACGCCACAACTGGCGAACGGTGGCCACCTTCTCCGGCGTCATGCCCTCCCATTGCGTGTAATCCTTGTTGATCGAGATGGAACGCGCATGCACGCCCCCAGCCGCCGTCAGGATGCCGCGCGCCAGCAACGTGCTGACGGTCTTGCTGATGTTGCCCTTCCAGGCTTCGTCGCGGCCCAGCATCGCCGCCACTTGCGACAATGCCAGCTCGTCGGCCTTCTTGTTGTAGCCGTAGGTCTTGCGCGTGATCACCGCGATCACATCCCAGCCGGCCGCCCCCAGGCCCACAACCGCCAGCGCCCCCAGCAGCTCGTTCGAGATACGAGTGAATCCGTCCTCGACTTGCGGGGAGGCGGCGGGGAACGCATTAGGCATAGGCAGGATCACGGCACTCATGCCGCCTCTCCGTAGAGCAATTGAAACCCGCGTTCGGCTTCCTCGGGCCATTTGCCCATGTCGATGATCCGCAGCCGCGTCAGACGCATGGCGGGCACGAAATAGAACAGCTTCATTTCGAGCGGGGCCGTGGATTGATCGAGGAAGTAGTGGCACCCGCCGCACGCAAAAGCGATGGCCCAATCGTGGGCCTTGATCCCCTTCCCTTTGCCGTCGCGGATCCGGTTCGAATGGGCCGATACCGTGCTGTCCCTCCCGCCCCAGCAGTAGCTGGGAACGCGCGTGAGGCATTCCTCATCCTTGGCAAGCGCCAGGAGCGCCGCGTTGCGGTAAACGGTCTTGGGCGGCTTCTTTCCCGCCTTGCGGGCCTTCATCGCGGCACGGGGCGGCGGCATGGGCCTGGTGGCCCGCATCATCGGCGCCTTGGCCTTCAACGGCTTGCCGCGCGCCATGGGCTTGCGCTGCTTGAGCGGTGTCTTGCGCGTCAGCATGTCTCCACCCATTTCCCGTCCACCTTGGTGTATTGCCGGCGGGGCCGCTTCCAGCCAGCGGGGCGCCCGAAGGGATCAGTCACCTTGTAGACGTGGCCGGCTCGGAACGCCTCGAACACGCAGGAATCAACAACGGCGCACGCGGCGTCAAACCGGCTCGTATCGCGCCAGGGTGCTACGGGGATGAGATGCGGCTCGACAGCGCGCGCCAACTCCAACATCGGGAGATTCCCCCGGATATCCAGGATCGATTCCCTAAGATGTTGCAGCGCGGCCGCAGGCACTTCATATCCCTTCCAGATATTTAGCGGGTTATGCGGCATAGATCCCCCGCGATTCGACAAACGGCCGGCGAACAGCTGCATGAAACAGCGTGGCCGCGTTCGCGTCGTGGTCCAGCTCGGCGCGGCTCTCGATCCCGCACACGTCGCGCACGAATTGCGCCGCGTGCTGCTGATCGCTCACGCCCTGGGGAGCGGCGCCGATGCGGGAGACAACCCAATTTTGGAAAGTCTCCTGCTCGCACAACTGCGCGGCCAACCGCGCCAGCGCCGCCCCCTTACCCGCCCCCGGCGCGATCCGCGCTCGGACGGGGCTTTGTGAACTCGTTGGCGTCTGCATCGCTCAGTGCCTCGTCGAAAATGCGGTGTGGCGGCCGATCACAAGGAAGGCCTCACGCAGTTGGGGATTCAGGTCTTCGCGCAGCATCATTTCCTCGTAGGCCTTGGCACGGTCCCAGCCGTGCTGTCGCAGGGCTTCGACGAACGCGCGCTTTGTGATGGCCAGGGCTTCGTCATAGGTCATGCGGCCCTCTGGGCGATGACTTCTTCCATGATGGTCAGCCGGCCCAGATGGTTGAGGTATTGGCGGATGGCGTGGTTGCCCACGGCCTCCTCGAATGCGTCGATGCAGTCCGCCGGCAGGTCAAGCCGGGGCCGCTTCTTGTTGTCGAGCGGTTCGGGGTGTAGGTAGCTGCTCACGTGCGGCGCGTACAAGCCGCATTCCTCTGCCAGCGCGCGCTGCGTCAGACTCTTCCGGCTGCGATGGTCCCAGGCGAGCAGAACGGCATCGCGATAGGTGCGACATGCCCGGACCAGCGCCTCGGGCACGAAGCGCCCGAGGGCAGCGTCGTGCAGGTTTCGCGCATCAGGCGCGACCAACGCAGGTGAGGTATCCGAACTGTTAGAGGCCATAGTGAAAATTCATCGAGTTACAGCTTGAATTACAGAATGGGCTTGTGATAGCCAAGGCCCTTTTCGAACAGGAACGACTCGAAACAGGGAGGAAATCGCAGGAAGCGGCCGAATGCGGCGCGAATGCCGCCGAAATCGCCATAGGAAAAAATCAACGCGTTACACCATGACTTACAGCGTGGACGGGCGAGACGATGGCTCCATCGACAACACGCAAAGGAATTGCCGTGAGGACCACAGAAACCGAAAAGCTGCTGCTGAACGCCCAAGACATCGCCCGGCGCACCTTCGTCGACCCCAGCGAGTCGGCCGTCATGGACCTGTTCCGCGAGCTGTGCGCCGAAAGGGATCGCTCGGCCTGGGCCACCGACGACTGCGTCGGCGCGACAGTGCATTGATGCGCTACACATCGAGCGGCCCTATCGGGATACGGTCGTCGCGCGGATCGGGATCACGCATGGCTCGACTCCTTCGCGGGGTCAGCCAGCTCCGGCCATACAGCCAACCATTCCCGGCACAGGAGTCGCCGCGAAACGCCTGACGCCGTCTCCAGCGCGAGGGCGTACTTGGAAGGGACGTTCCCGGCCCTTTCCCATTGCTGAACGGTCTGGTAGTTCTTGGCGCCGGTCTTCTTGGCCGTGGCCACCGGACCGCCAGCATGGGCGATGGCACGCGCGATATGAGATGTCTTGTCCATAGACGCAATCCTAATACAAGAAAATCTAGCAATGCAAGAAAATCCTGCAATGACACAAGCCTTTCTTGTGGTTAACCTCGCGCGCATGGCAACGATTCACCAACGCATCAAGAAGTTGCGCGAGAAACTAGGGCTGTCAATGGAACAGCTCGCTGAACGCATTCCCGTCTCTTGGCAGACTGTTCAGCAGTGGGAGAACGGCAAGACAGCTCCACGGCGAGCGCGTCTTGACGCAGTTGCAAAAGCGCTGAACACAACGCCTGAGTTCTTAGCTGTCGGTCCCGCGAACGATCCTGACCTTGATGAGTTCGTTCCAGTCCGTCGTCTGGATGTCCGAGTTTCGGCTGGGCACGGGGAACTCGTGCTGTCAGACGATGAAAAAGGACGTTTGGCCTTTCGATCCGACTTCCTTCGAGCTGCTGGGGCATCGCCGGAACAAACAGTCTCGGTATCAGTTAAGGGCGATAGCATGGAACCCTTGATACCAGACGGCTCCGTAATCTTGGTCAACCGAGCGGCGACGTCGATAATTAATGGCAAGGTCTATGCCTTTCGATATCACGGAGAGCTGCTGGTGAAACGGCTGTACCGAAACAATGGCGGATGCATAGCCAGGCCAGAGAACTTGGCGGGTGGCTATGAGGACATGCATTTGAGTCTGGACGATCCGGATATCGAGATCATCGGCCGTGCATTCTGGGTTGGATCGAAGCTGTGAATCTACGAACGCTCGTCGCTGTTTTTCCAGCTCTCGTTTACGGAGTTGCACATTCCGCCAGCTTTGACTGCGCCCGTGCAACATCGTCAGCGGAAAAGCTCATTTGTAGCGACCCGGAGCTTTCGGACTTGGATTCAAAGATGGCTCGCGCATTCAACGACGCTTTACGCAATAGCGCCAGAAAGGATGCACTTCGACAAGAACAACGAAATGCCTGGAGCTGGCGCGAACAGAACTGCCAGGACAAGACATGTCTCACGATCTGGTTCAACGATCGAATTGCCGCTCTACAACCGCCGGCACAAGATCAACGTACTGCATCTAAGGCTGCACCAAGCTCGCCCGCCAAGAGCGCTCCGCGGCCGCACATTACGCCAACTGAAATCGCAAAAGCCTATCTAGAAAACTCGATTGCTGCTGACCGACGATTCAAGGGGCAACCCTTCGAAGTGAAGGCCCGCGTTGCATCCATCGGCATTGATGACCAACGCCAGCCCTATTTGGGCTTGTACACAAATCTTCCGGGATCCTTCGTCAAAGCAGAAGTTAGCTCATCGGAAACGGACATGCTCGCCAGCTTGAAACGCATGGATGTTGTCCTGATGCATTGCGTGGGGGCTGGCCTCGACACAACTAGAACCACCCCAATACTGGACTGCGGTAATGTCTCTCGCCAAGAGACGGAAGGACGCGGCGCAGCCGGCCCGACAAGAATTCCCTACGAATCAAATCTCGGCGCAATGCCCTGACGCGCCCCTAAATCATCTTCGATAACAGCCCGCCCTGAGCGGGCTTTTCTTCGCCTAGCCCTAGCCGAATCTCGGACAGGCTTTCTCAGTTACAAAATCAATTGCTAGTTTTTCTTGCATGCTAGTTTTTCTTGTGCAATCATGCCTGCACGCTCTTTAACAACCAATCGCCGATGTAGCTCGCCTCGCCTGTGGGGCGTTCCCCGGCTCAATCGCACCTACGGGCATGGCCGTAGCTCTGCGCGGTGTCCCTGCCGTATCCAGCCCGCCATAGCGCGGTCCACGGTCAACAGGGTGAGGCGTAGACGGCCAAGACAAGCAACGGTCACGCCGGTTGGAATCCCGGCCGTATTACCCGAACCGCTGAAAAGCGGGTTTCGGCCAGCGCTGCGAGTCAGCGCTTACCGAAGCCCTCCCCCTTACCTCTGGAGAACAGCATGAACATGAAGCAGCTCAACGACTCGGCACGCAAGGTACACGGGGCCGACATCGATTTTCAGCTCGTGCGGTCCATCGCCTGGGGCAATGAGGACATCTGCATTTTGATAACGGGCCGCAATCACAGCAGGGCTGCTGCTGACCTGGCCATGTGCGGCGCCCGGATTGGCATGCGCAGCAAGGTCCAAGAACAGACCTCTGCCGGATTCCAGGGCGCGCCCGCCCGCATCTACTCCGCCGTGAGCTTCACCTAACCCCACCCGCCCCGGCTCGCCGGGGCAATCTCCCCGCCCCCCCCTCCCATCTATCCCAGCAGTGAGGAAATGATCATGCCCAATCCCATCAAGCCGTATTCCTGGATTGTCCGCTTTGACGTGGCTCCGGTTTGGGTCGCGGACGGCTTCAATCTGACAGACGAACGCGCCCTCGAAATGCTCGAACAAGATTTGCGCTACGCGACCAGCGGCGAAGAGCTGGCCGCACGCGTCATCGTCGCACCGCCTGCCGCGTTCATCCTGGAAGAACAGGGCTATAGGCTCGGAGCGCCGGATGCGATGCGCGAATTGCGCACCATCATGAACAGCGCGCCCCACGCCTACCGCCGCGCGCCTGATGCGGCAGACGCACTGGAGACACTTGATGCGGCAATTTCTCTGCTGGATTCGGTGGCATTCGTACAGCACGAGAACGACAACACAAGCACCGTCCTTGCAAGACTGCGAGAGCTGCACGCGGTCATGTCCGGAACGGATCCCATCAGCGATATCGAGTGGCAGGCGGCGGAAGACTGACCGCCATCGTACCAACGGAGAAGACCATGGCCTTGAAGCAAGATTACGAAGACTACTTCGCGCGCCTGCGCCAGCGTGGCGAGCCGATCACCGAGTACCGCTGCCCGGATTGCGATCAGCCAATCATGACGCGGGCCGCGCCCTACGGCGAAGTATGGGACACGCTGGCGACTTGCCCGCACTGCGAGGGCCTGCACATGAAGATCACCAGCGGCGCGAACGCCCGCGCCGAACAAGTCTCCCTGTAGCCCAATGGAAACGAATATGGAAAAGACAAAGCTGGGGCCTTGGCACCCCGAGCATGTAAGCCCCGTGCATGCCGGCGTTTATGAAGTCGATCTTGCTGATACCGATGGGCGCGCATTTGCACGCTGGGACGAGACCGGCTGGAGCTGCGTCCGATGGGAGTTGTTGGCAGGCGGCACAGTCGAGGACGCAATTCTCCGCGCTGCGAACTCTTCGACCTCGCCCCTCAATAGAAATTGGGGCTGGCGTGGCGTAATTCGCTAGATCGCAGCTCCGGCTCATGCCTCGCCACGCGGCGGGGCATCGGCAGGCGCTGTCGCCTGATCCCCGCCCCCTCCCTCCCTGGAGCCTTCCCATGCTCAAGTTCTTCGAAGCCGTGTTCGACGCGCTGGCGCTCGTCGTCAACATCATCGACCGCACCAGCAGCCGCTGAACGCTGAAATCCACTTTCGCAACACCGACGCGCCCGGATGGCGCAACCACATCAGAGGAAAGCATGTCCGAAACCCAAGCCGGCAAGACCTACAAGCTGAACACCACGAAGGGCAAGCCGCCCGTCGATGCCACCGTCACCGACCTGCGCCGCAAGGGACGCGGCTACACCGTCGTCTACACGACCGGCAAGCGCGAGCTGACCGCTTCCCTGAGCGCGTTCAACGCCCGCAGGGTGCAGTAGATCGCCACTGGCACCGCCCCGCCCAGGGGCGGCTTCGGAGAGCGGGCCGCGCCGCCACGTCACCGGCGCAAAAAGTGACTTTCGTTCGATAGCGCCGACTGCTGCACCCCGGCCCGCTCCCCGAAGCCCACCACCGCGCGCTCCGCGCAAATTCCCATGACCTTTCTAGAAACCCTCGCCTGGGGCCTGGGCCTGCTCGCCTTCGCGCGGCTGGTGCTGGCTCCCCTGGGCGATTACATCGCACGCCGCCACGCTGCGGCAGATACCTGGAGACCTATATGAACGGCATCAGCACAAGCGCGCCGCCGGCTCGATCCCGCCCCCTATCCACCGTTTCGACCACGGCGGGCAAGTTGGGCAAACTCATTGCCCCTAAGGACCACGCCGGAAAGGGAAATTGGAGCAACGACGCCGAAGTCCCTTGGCAAGCTTGGCCGGCCGGCGTTGCCTTCGCAGCCTTCTTCCTGTGGGGCTGGGACTTCCTAGCGTGGCTGATCAGCGTCACCCAATAGATTCGCCATCATTCAATATCGCTAAGCGTAATGTTGGGCGAACGAACGCCGTCGTACTTTTCTACGGTTTCGCCAATTGACGCTAGATCGGCATTTGCCCGTTCAGAGAATCGGACGAGCTTTGAGATACCTCGTGCAATGCGAGTTTGTAGCTCCTGGTTATCAGGCTCCCAAACCTCGCTTGCCATGGCCTCAAGTGTCTGAAGCGCGCCGCTGTACATGTTGAGATAGTTAAGTCCAGTCGCGCCCAGATAGACCATCGGGACTTCATGAAATGGAATCCTGCGGATGGCCTCCAAGGCCACCGCCATAGGGCGCAATCTCTCGCGCGCTAGGAGCAATGCTTCACTCCCCTCCCTTTCCTGAATCCGCGCGGCGGATAGCGACAGCGTTGCATTGAGTTCATCAAGAAGGCCTCGAACGCCCTTGAGTTGGGCAATCCGTCGATCCGCCTCTTCCCGTTTAGCTTGACTGGACTGCCGTGAGGCAATGGCCGAAGCGGCAAGGATGGCAGCAATTGCGCCAAACGCTTGCACCCACGCCGCCCAATCCGACGAGGAGGAAGGGAATTTCCAAATAAACACCCCGACAAGTGCGGCCAAGGCAACCACCCCCATGACCCGCAGTTGGAACCACGCATTCGTTTTCATTTGTTCCTCTTGGCATTCGGTTGCCAAGGATCGTATCCCAACCCTCCCCGGAGTGTCAGCCATGACCGAATCCACGGCCCCTGTTTCGTTCCGCCAAAAAATCCTATCGAAAGAAATCAAGCGCGCCCACGCGATGCAGGCCCGCTATGAAGACCTGCACGTCGAAGAGGGGTTCAACCTGCGCACCCCGGTTGAGCTGCTGGACGGCCCCGAGCGCGAAAAGGCTGAAGCCGACGACGAAAGCCTCTTTCAGCACATCATGTCGGGTGGCCGGATCCCGCCCCTTGAAACCCGACCCCGCGCAGAGGGTGGCGTCTGGATTGTGGACGGCCACCGCCGGCACAAACAAATCGGACGGGCCATCGCCGCCGGCGCTCCCCTCCAAGACGAAGACGGCGTGGTATGGATCGACGTGGTGGCGTTTGTGGGCAACGATGCGGATCGCACGGCCCGGATCATCAGCAGTGCACAGGGCCGGCACCTGACCCCGCTGGAAACCGCCTTCGGCTATGCGAAGCTGGCGGGCTTCAAGTGGGAGCCAGAACGCATAGCCCGCCTGGAGCAAGTCTCCCCGCAGTGGGTGGGCAAGATGATCGCCCTCGCCCACGCCAACAGCGATGTACACGCCCTGATCCGCGCCGGCGCAGTCACCGCATCCACCGCCGTTGATGCAGTCTCGAAACATGGCGAAGGCGCCGGCGCGTATCTGCAATCGCTGCTGGACAAGGCCAAAGCAACCGGCAAGCAAAAGGTGACTCCCGCCGCGATCCACGGCCGCGCCCTGCCCCGCAAAGTCGTGTCCCCGCTCATCAGCGGCGTGGACTCGTTCATGCGCGGGCTGGACGCCAACCAGCGCGCGACCCTGCTGGACGTGCAGGAAGGCCGCGTAGCCGCCGATACGATCACGGTCAAGGTTGGCGACCTGCTGGAGCTTTTCAGCGCTCACGGGGCCGTTGAGACGGTCCGCGCCAAGCGCGCCGAGCGCGAGCAACGTGCGGCCGAAACACCCGCCCCCGACCAACAGCCCGACATGCTGCCGCAGGACGAACAGGAGCCGGCGGAATGATCCTAACCGGCCTGCCCTTCTACACCCTGGACCGGGCGATCCTCGAACGGATCCGCGCCGGCCATCGCTTCGGCCACGAAATCAACGGCGGCGCGGCCGGGGACGAAGCCCTGGCGCTCCAGCGCGAGCACAACATCGCCGCAATCCACATCATTGATCGCCGGATCAAATCGCTGCGCAGGGCCGGCAAGGTCATGTTCAGCCGAAAAGCCGGCTGGTCCCTCACTCAATCCCAAGGGCTTCAGCAATGACGACAGCATGCCCCACTCTGACCATCTCCATCCCCGACGCAATTCTCCTGATGGCGCAGCGCATCGCCGCCGACAAGTTCGAGCATTGCACCGCCGATCCCATTTTCACGGTCATGCGCCGCGAACTGATAACCGGCTTGGATCTGGACTATGACTGCGAAGTTGGCTGGTTCTACGATGGCGAACAGATCACGGGTGACGACGCGAGCAAGCTGGAAACCACCTACCAGGACACCTGCAAGGTGCCCGACAACTACACGCGCACGGGCATTGCCGAGAAGTGGGAGCATTTCGCCACCTATGTGACGGCGGAAGCCGCCCAGGAATTCGTGGCGAAGAAGGGCGGCCAGTACCGCGTCTATGTCAACAGCGGATGCAGAAACCACGAATGGCAGGCCCTGCGAGCGTTCCTGTTAGAGATCGCCAATGCGCCGACCGCCGCTCCCGCTGCTGGCGATGCGCTGGATGCAGCGCGGTGGCGAGCCTACGCGAGGCTGTTCCCCGAGGTATCCGCCTCGTTCCTTGCGACGCATGCCGTGGATGGCAACGACCCGCTGCCGACGATCAAAGGCGCGTCGATCACGGGGGGCTACATCATCGTGACGCCGGCTGGCTGGGATTCTGACAAGGCCACGAAGGTGCGTGATGCCATCCTTCGCCTATTCCCCGTGAATCCCGCGTACACACCGCAGCCGAGCGCCGCCCAGCGGCAGAGGGATGCGTGATGCGCCGATTCCTCATCGCACATTGGACGCTGCCCGCGTCAATCATCACCTGGGCAACTGCCGCAATCCTCGCCGCCGCCCAGCAACAAGCCATATTCGCAGTTCTCGCCGCCGCCGCTCTCGTCTGCGTCTGCGGTATGACCTGGAACGCCTGGAGACAACACATGCTCAACGCGCGAACGACCGCGATCACGGCGGGCCACGCGATCCAACCCGCCCCCGTCCAACGTGACAGCGAAGGCTACTGGACGCATCCGGCACACCCTGCGTTCGAAGAAAGTCAGCACGCCGAGGCCCACGCATGGGTCGATGCCCAGCGGCTGGAAACCTCTATCGCCTACCTGGAAAGCGAAGCCGAGGACCACCCGGCCGTGGTGGCGTACTGGGGCGATGCCGGCGATTCCAACATCAGCGCATGGGAACCGCCCCGCCCCGAGGGCGAAGGCTGGTTTGTGCTGTCCATCCATGACACCGAAGACTGGGGGCCGGTTTGCATCTGGGTGCGCCGTGCAGCCCAGCAGGGCGAAGGGAGCGCAGCATGAGCCGCTTCAGACAGCAGCCCCATGTCGAGACGCGCGCCACCATCGAACTGTCCGAGGTTGAAATGCGCGCCCTGGATGCCTTGATCGGCTACGGCATCGATCCGTTCCTTGAGGTGTTTTACAAGCACCTGGGCAAGCACTACTTGCAGCCCCACGAGGCCGGCATGCGCTCATTGTTCAAGACCATCGCCAGCGACATACCGGCAGTCCTGCGGCGCGCTGACGTGGCACGCCAGGCGTTCGCGCTGCATGATCCAGTCATCCGGTCCAAGGAAGACCACGAAGCGCTGCTGGACCGCGTGCGCAAGCAGGCAACACAGGGAGCGGGGAGGTGATCGTGGGATACATCACCCCTCTCTTGCGCCTGCCGGCCGGTCAAGCGCTCCAGCAATTGCCGAAGGCTGACCGCGAACGCATCGAAGCCGTGATGCGCGATCTCCGCGACCAGGCCAACACCGAAGCGAAAACGGCCTGGCGCCGGCGCAAGGCTCCGATGGCCGCTTATTGGCGTGCGGTCAGCACCTACGCCCGCCACGTTGCCCACGCGCTTGCCACACCTAGCTGCAAGGGCAAGCCTCGCAGTTAGGGCCGCGCCCCAGGCTGGCCGCTCAACAGTGCGAATCCTTGCTCAGCCATCGCTTGAATTCGTGGCATCGCAACACCGATGGCACCCCGCATAAAGCCGGCGGTGGAAGAACGATCCGCGCGAGTTTGAAACCCATCAGAGGCCGCCATAGCAAGCGCGGATTGCAAGTGAGACACGGCAATAGCTAAATCACTGGCGAAACTGCCCCTCAACGGCAACAACTGCTTGGGTGTTGGGAATTTCGCAGATTCAAACTGCTCCTGGAGGATCTTGACCCGAACTCTTATTGAATCTGGTGATTGATCGATGCGCTTTAGCTCTTCGAAAAACCTCTCACTGACCCTCAAGGCGGCAAGGAATCTCGCCATGCGTGGATAAGCTTCGCCAATGACAAGCACGGCGTCCAGGTAGCGTTCTTTCTCCTGCATTCGGTATTGCCACGCAGCAATTCCAACGGCAGCGATGGCGGCTCCCACGGTCCCCAGCGCGGTAAGCACATTCAGAAGGCTAACGGAGCCTAGCGCTCCCGGTCGATCGCGCCACCCCCACCCCAGGACAAATCCAAGAATGAGAGCGCCCAACGCCGCACCGATCCAGAATCCGGTCAACCGCCAATCCGAGAACTTGAATTCACCCATATCTCCGCCCAATGAGTTCGCTTCCCTAGCGGAGCGATCGTACCTCACAGGAGCCTAAAAATGACGAACCGAAACAGCACCGCGCATGATCTGCGCACCAGCGCCGGCGGCCGGGCGTACGTGGCCGAGTATTTCACAACGGTGCTTCGCCGCCACGACTTCGCGCGCTACATCGAATCCACGCTCGCCGCTGACTTCGCGTGCGCCCTTGCAGAACATCTGTCCCGGCTGCGCGCCCCTGTAGCCACCGCCAATATCCACCGCGTCAAGCTCAAGAGCCGCCGGGAAATGGAGCGGACGATTCCTAGCGAGCGCATGGGATGGTGGCGAGACGTTTCGCCGAGACAACAGATGGTTTTGCGCGATGCGACGGTCGCCGACCTGAACCGCTGCGTTTTGCGCGAAGGCGACACCAGAGGCCCGGAGCATTTTCTGTGCGAGCTGGAACCGGACGGCGCGCTCGTGCCGCGTGAAGCTGTCGAACACTGCCGGACCATCGTCATGCCGGTTGCCGCCCTGACAAGCGCCCACGCGGTCGATGAGCAAGACAGAACCGCTATCAGCCAATTCCTGACCGATGTCATGACGGCTGCCGGCCTCGTTGCGCACGGGAAACAATGCAAGGCGCTGGCGGATCGCCTTGGGAAAGCATGTATGGACCTTCGCCTGTCCGGTCTACTGGTAAGCGCCCCTGTAGCCGATGAGCGGACGGCGGAACACATTGCGACGCTTCAACGCATGCGCGCCGACTACAACCCCGGCAATGGCCCCGCGAGTGAATTGAAAGCTGCTGCATTAGACGCAGCAATCGCCGCCATGGCAAGCGCCCCTGTAGCCAATGCCGCACCGGAGTACGCCTACAGCGATGACGGCAAGACCGTAACCATGACGAACGCGGATCGCGCGCCCAGCTATCGGGGAAGCGCCCCTGTAGCCTGCGATCACAAGTTCTACTACTTCGGCGATCAGGTGAAGGAACGCCGCTGCAACCGCTGCAACGTGCTGGAATCGAAGGCAAGCGCCCCTGTAGCCGGGGAGGCGCAGGAGCACTACGACGAAGTGAAGGCCACGTTGCAGGGCGCGCATCGCTTCATGGAAAGCCTGTCTGCGATAGAACGCCGTGTCGGCCCCATCGGTTCACATGCCCGCGGATACACCCACAAGATCACCGCCGCCTTGCGTCATTTGGATGCGCTCCATGCCGCGCCCCAGGCCAGCGCCGAGCCGCTGGTGAGGTATTGCCCTGGCTGCGGCAGCATCGGGCCGGTAGAAAGCAAATACCGCGACTGCTGCCCGGATGGCAACCAAGCCCGCATGATCCCTGCGGGCCTAGCCGAAAAGTGCCGCGACACGTTCAAAGTGGCTATCAATGGCATGTTGGCAGACGCGGCGGCGAACGATAGCGGCGCCCCCTGCTCTTGCCCCTCTGGCGACGGCTCGCTGCGATGGCCTTGTGCTGCGCATCCGCAACCGCCCGAGCTGCCCAACAACGACCCGGAGACCGACGCATGATCGCCCTCTATTACGTGGGCCTAGTCCCGCTCGCAATCATCATCGGCGCGGCTCTCGGCTTCTGCATGCCGCGCTATCGCGCCCCCGACAGGAGCCGGCGATCATGACCGACCACATAACCCTTTCACAAGACGAACTTTTCGAACTCACGGGAAGGGCGAGGAAAGCTGGGCAGATTGAAGCCCTGCGCGTTCTTGCGATCCCGTTCAAGATCCGCCCGAACGGAACCCCCGTGGTTCTCCGGGCCGCAATGGAGGCAGCATTAGGACATGCGACCCAGAACGAAGGACCGGCACCTCCCCGCGTGCGTGTACGAGAAGCACGGCGCGTACTGGTACGTTAAAGGCGGAAAGTGGCGCAAGATCGGAACCGATTTGCATAGCGCTTTGACGGCCTACGCTCGAATTGTTTCCGCCCCCCGTGACGGCATGCCAGCGCTGATTGAAGAGGCGATGCCGATCTTGACAAAGCAGGTTGCCGACTCAACTCGTAAGCAATACGAGTACTGCGCGGCCCAGCTCAAGGAAGTCTTTGCCGACTTCTACCCCTCGCAAGTTCGACACGGCGATGTTGTTGAAATGTTGGACGGGTACGCCGACCGGCAGGCGCTGGCAAATCGCATGTTGACGGTCCTGCGGCAGGTCTTCCAGTGGGCGCTGGATCGCGGGCGAGTTGAGGCAAACCCATGCGTCAGCGTGAAGCGCTTCGTTCAAAGGCCGCGCGACCGTCTGATCACGCCGAAGGAGTACGCCGCCATCTACAAGCATTCCCCGCCATGGCTCCAGTGCGTGATGGACCTGTGCTTCCTGACCGGTCAGCGAATCGGTGACGTTCTCAAGATCGAACACGGCGACATGCGAGACGAGGGGATCTATTTCCGGCAGCAGAAAACCGGAAAGCGGCTGGTAGTTCAGTGGACTCCTGAACTGCGCGCGGCGACTGATCGAGCCAACGCCATCAGACCCGATGCCGTCAGATCGCAGTATGTGCTGGGAGGTCGCGGCGGACAGCTCCGCCGTCATTCGAACGTCTGGCGCACCTTCAAGGAGGCCGCGTCGAATGCAAATGTAGGCGACGTGACGCTCCACGATCTGCGCGCGATGGCAGGCACCGAGGCCGAATCCCAGGGTATAGATCCGACTGCCCTTCTCGGGCATTCTGACCCCAGAACAACGCGGAGCTATCTACGCGACAAGCGCCCTAAGCTTGTAAAAGGGCCGGCTAAAAAGACTGTTTAA